CTGACCACCGAGCATCGAGAACGACCAGGGGATACCGGTCTTGTTCTGACCAAGCGCTTCGCGCAGGCGACCGAGGCCCACGTTCTTGCCCTTGCCCATCTCAAGTCCCTGCGGACCACGGTCGAGCATGATGCCCTGCGTCACCTTCGGGGCACGCCCCAGCATCTCCTTCAACGCGCCACTGTCATCGTTGATCAGCCAGACGACGTTGAGCTTGAGGCCTTTCGTGCCAGCCCGTTCACCACGACGGATATCGAACTCCTTGAACGACTCCGCACTGATCGGCTCCGAGACAGCGGTGTATTCGCCCTCGGGAACCTTGATCAGTTCAGTGGAGTTCGCGTCATTGAGCTGCTGACCCATGAGCAGTTCAGCATTGAACGGGGTGCCAGAAGGAATTTGATCAGTCATTTGCATTCTCCAGTTACATTACGTTACGTTTCACTTCACATCACATCATCATCGACTAGAAACTCAAACTTTGTAGAGGCGTTGCGCGAGATTTTCCAACCATTCAGTCTGTCGCATAAGGACTACGAGTTGCATCTCAATAACTGAGAAGATGCCGTTTGGTCCAGGCTGCGATACGTTCTCTTCAGCCTTGCTTGGCAGACTGCCGAGCAGCGTGTCCAGATGCATGCTCATTCCTTGCAGGACGCTGGTGTTGCGGTCGATGATGTTGTCCAGTCGTCGATGCAGGAAGGTTGAAAACGAAAGGTCTCCCCCTTCAACTGAAGCTACCGGAGTTGCCGGTGCTGGTGCGGTTGCTTGGCCATAGCGAGGTGCTGACATTATTCTTTCCTCTCTTTAGGTTGTGGGCTCGATCTTTCCCCCCTGCTTGAGCCAATTAGACACAAGGAGGTTGAAATTAGGATCCAGCTTGTCAGAGCTGGGGACATGTCGGCCGACGACTGTTGCCTGAGCGTCGGCTGTTGTCCAGACAACATTCTCGCCAGTCCGCTTCGCACGGATGCAGTCACTGAAGAGGCGCGGAAGATCGGGTCCAAGCTTTTGTCCAACTGTGCGAACTGTCGCATAGTATGCGCCGGACACGAGGTCCTGCTCCTTATCAAGGTGAGAGATCAGTACGAACATCGACTGCATGTTGACGGCGATGTTGAGGATCATACGGAGAGCATTCTGAGCAACTTGATAATCTGGCATGCCCCGTACAGGTTTATTTCCAACCACAAGAGCAAATGCCATATCAGAAAGGCCCGACATCCCATCGAATACCAAAGCCCTATCAGTACGCCAAGCAGTGGGGCTGCCCCAAGATTTTTTGCAGCAGTCGCATCTAAAGTCATTAAGAACCTGCCCAACGTCAACGAGACGGTTGTTGGCGGTTTTGAAAGGGTCGACTGTCTTGGTGAGGTTTTCATAAGACAGCTGATTAATTTGCTTCAGCACGGAAAGAATCTGTGACGGCGCCGCAGGCGGTTGGGCTGGAATATACACGTAGTGGATTGTCTTGCCCAACTGCTCCTTGAGAATCTGCATGAAGTTCTGTTCCGTCGCAACGGCAAAGACTGTAATACCGAGCGAGGCTAGAGACTTGAGGCTTGAGGTCTTCCATGTTCCGCTATCTCCCATAAGAAGTACTTTGGGGCCAGGAATGTTCTGAGGCTGCGTCGAATCCGTAGTCGGCGAAGAGGGTGTTAGCCCGGATGGATTTTGCACTGATGGTACGCTCATAAATCTCCCACTCGTATAAGAACTGCGCAGCTATGGTTGCAACGGTATGCGCGCCTAAGCCACGATGGAATAAGCATTCAAGCTCGTGCTGGTGAACGCAGTTGGCGTTGAAGCACCTTGCGCAATAAGTTCGCCAGTGAGTCCAACGGATTTCGCCTGATGGGCTATCTCCCTCCGGCAGAATACGTTCTTCCTCAACAACCCTTTGCGCAAAGAGCCTGCCACAGCAGACGCAGACCCAGGCGTGAGAGATAGAGGAGGTGGAATCCACCTCCCCCATCCAGTGCCCTTCATAGAAGAGCTGGGATTTCACTCCTCGTCTTCCTCAGTGTCCTCTTCTTCCTCGTCCTCGTACTCACTGCAGTCCTGGTTAACGCAGTTGCCGAGAGCGTCGAGGGGTTCTTCGCAAGAGGGACAGACTTCTGCTTCGTCGTCCTCGTCTTCGTCCTCTTCGTAAGCCTCGTCCGCTTCCGGATCCTCGTAGCTTGGGTCAGCATTCAGTCTCGCTCGTTCCATATTCTTCACGCTCCTATCGTGGTTGTAGGTGATCATCGCAGTAACACCTTTCTCGCTTCGGCAAAGAAGGTTTTCTCTCGCATCATGTCGCCAATCTTCTGCTGGACTGCAACCTTGCTCCGTCCAACCATCTTGGCCAGGTCATCGAAGTTTCCGCAGCGACGCATGGCTTCGATCAGCTTCTTCTCGTCGTCAAGAGACCAGACGAAGTCCTTTTTGTGAGACTCGGCTGCGTCTCGTGCAGCGATGGAGCCCTGCGCAGCGAGATTCTCCTGCGTGTTCAGCATGGTCGAGGCGTCGAACTGTGGCTGAGATGCAGTAGGCAGTGGCGCCGGCGGATTCGTCTTCAGCTTCTCCTCGATCTTGCTCAACGCAGCCTTGTTCGGCATGTTTGGCGTGGGTTCTTCAGTCATACGACTCCTTCTGGTAGTTGGATAATTTCACTTGGCTTGTCGCTCGGTTGCTGATAGGGCACCTTTTTCAAGGGGTCCCAATCGCGAATGATGTACTTAGACGTCCACTGTTCAGGCGTCGATGACTTGCACAGGACCTGGAATGGACAGCCGCTGAAGTCCGCACAGGCTTCGTCGAAGGCTTGGTCGAACCAGTTGTTCTCCCAGCACCAGACCATGCGCTTTACGTCTGCGAGGAGTTGGGCGTACCATTGGTCAACTTCCCACTGCGCTCGCATTTGAAGCGATTCAGCGTGTCCGAAAGAGTTCTTAAGAAAGCTAATACCTCGGACAATTGCTCCGAGGACAGGATATCCGTATTGCTGACATGCCCAGATATACCCTGTGAATTGACCTCGCAAGTTCCACTTATTAACCCAGGTGGGACCCAGCTGAGATGTAGTTTTTTCGTCAACCACAACGAGCTGCTGATTCCGCACTCCGAGCATGTCAAAGCGACCTGCGTATAGGAATGGTTCACCCGACTCTGGATGGAGAATTGGTAAGGGAATCGAGAATGTGAACTCGACTGCGGGATCACCGCTGCCTCCAGGAAAGTAGGGCTGGACGTGATCAGTGTCAGGTTGATATTTGGGCTGCTGGAGGTAGTCGGCAAGTGCTTCAACCACTCGCTGAACACTCTTTTGCTGCTTGTGTTCGGGTGGGTTGTGTTCTCCGTATTCGGCAATGGCGGCCAGAGCGCCTGCTTCATAAGCCTCTTTAAGTCCGAGCTTTGCAGCGCCGTAATAGTTCTTGCGAAAAACTTCCAGACCCTTTGCAAAGGCGCCTCCCGCGATCAAGTCTGTTGATGGCTCAAAGCCACCGAGCTTGCGCATGAAAGACCAGTAGAATTTGGTCGGACATGCGACGAAGTCTGAGCGAATCGTAGAATCGATTACGCCTGGAAGAGAGGGACGAACCGTTGGTATCATACTTTCTCCTTAATCTTTGTTGGATTCCAGATCTTGTCGTCGAACACTGATGGAGTGTTGCCTGGTTTCTTTTTCAGGTTGTCTTCTGCTACACCAAGCAGGCTCCAAATTCCTACATCGATCTTATAGCAAAAGACGCCATGAAGTTCTGGGAATGGGGGCTTTTCGCTGTTTGGTATGATGGAAACGACAAGGACTTCCTGCCCGGCAGAAATGCCTGTCCCACAACCGCAGGGACATTCCCAAGTAATGCGGGACAAAGCGATTTCGCCGGGGATAAAAAGAGGCTCAGACACGGACTTCACCTCCCTTTTTTCCTGTTAATCGAAGTTGAACTTGCGGAACTTGTCGAACTTCGGATCAGTAGGCTTGCTGGGCGGAGTCGCGAGGGCAGCCTCGACAGCCTTCTTCCCTCGGCCCGTCCCCTTGCCGCTGGCTTTGGCAATGCCGGCAGCGACAGCCACTGCACGATTGCCACGAATGGCTGACAGGACTTCCGCGTAGTCCTCAGTCGTGATGCCTTCGTGTGCGGGCTTGCCATCCCTCACGTTAGCCGCCATGCGAACACGAAGGTCCGTGATGCGCTGGGCTTGTTCAATTGTCATCGACATAAGCTTAATTCCTCCAAACGGGACGAAAATTGTAGCATTTATTATTTCAGTTGTCAAACATTATTTCTTCTGCTGGGCTGCGCGCCTCTGCGCCTCTTCCATCTTGTTGTATGTACGATCTGGGCGCGCCATTTCGCGGTTGTAGTCGCGGAAGACGCCGGCAGTATAGTTGTTGAGACGGATGCGGTTTCGCTCCTCTTCCTCTTTGTGGATCTTTTCCCAGTCTGGTCGCATACGCAATGTCCTGTTGTATTTGAGTTTAAGTGTAAGTGCAAGCAGCCAATTGTCTGGCCAGAAGAAGACTCTAACCTTTTCCGGGCGTTTCCACCGCTCGAGCCGCTTGTACCAGAAGTTCGTAGACTTCTCGCTGAAGTACCGTTCCAACCTCAGGCAGTAGATTTCCTGTGCAGATAAGCGTCTCTTCACGTTCGACCTTCTTTCCTGAATTGTCGATCACAGTTACGCAAATTGTGACCACCCCGCGAAGCTTTAAGTCTTTTTCGGCTGTCATACTGGATCGTCCTGCGACACAGCCTGCAACTCCTTCTTCCGCTTCTCCAGGTCCTCCCGGACGAGGCGGTCGAAGTATCCACTGATTGCGCCGTAGCGCGTGTGACCATCGGCGCGCTGGAGCTCAGGGCGCAGGAGGTAGAGCTCTGCCAAGAGGTCTGTACGCAGCAGAATAATCAGCTGCTTCTTATCGGGTCCGCTTCTTCGAGGCATTTGCCTTTTCCTCCATCTTGCTCTTAGCGTCAGCCTGGGCTACAGCAAACCAGGCCTGCATTTCGGCAAACAACTTGCCAAAGTTTTCGGGACAATTCTGTGGGTCGATATTAAGCGCCTCCGTCAGTATGATGAACATGGACTGAGCACCGGCGTAGAACGAACCCTCGAAGCCCTTGGCAATCTTCGTAGGGGTGAGGTCGGACATGCAGTTGCGTCGGAAGGCAAACCATGCCTGTTCGATTGTTTGGAAGTTACGGTCTGATTCGAGCATTAGAGAAACCTCAGCCAGACTTTTGGCCATGCGACTTGTCTGCCATAAAGGATGGCAAACTTCATCTCTTTTACAACTGCTATTACTTCTGCTTTAACTGCAGGCACTTTGGTGATCCTCTCTTGTGGGGGAAGTCGTATCCTGCGCAGGCGCAGAGGTGGCGGAATTTAAGCTTGCGAAGTCTGACGGCTCGCAGGTCGATCCCGTCGATTGTAACTGTAACCAGCCTGCTTCCAGCTCTTCCGTATTCCACGACCGCTTGCGTAGGAATGCGGATTCTAACAAGTCCCGTATCTCGGAGCGGGGGCGAGAGTCCGGTTGCGCCGGCTCCGCTGGCACTGTAACGATATCTGCCTGGGGTGAGGACGATTGTTTTTGTTGCCATGATGTCAGGGCTTCCTTTTTGTCAAAGCAGCTTTCGCAGACAACGAGCGAGCGAAAACTAACCTCGCGGAGTCTGGGTAGTGATGCAAGAGCCAGAATCTTAACCGGGAGATAGCGCAGACCTGGATCGTTAGGATCCTTGAGTGCATTGAGGTTCTTGGGGCGACGAATATGACGATGCCGTAAGAAGAGCTCTGGTCGATCCAGACACGTGCCAGCCACCCCACACTGACATTTCCAACGTCGTGTGAAGAGGACGTAAGCATCAGGAATCCATTCCTCTGCCACAAATTCTTTTCTCTGCAATCCAGCCACAATGTCAGAAGCGGAACGGGTTTCCGTGAGCTTTGCTTCAACCTTTCGATTAAGCGCATGGATGGACGGGTCCTTTTTTGTTGAGAGCGCAGTGGTGTAAGTTTTTGTGAGTGGGTCAAACTTGCCCACGTCGGACGACTCGACAGAGGCGAGCTTGGCGCGGAGGCGGGCGAATTTGTCAGAGACCATAGAATAATTCCCCCCGATGATGCTATGATTTACTCGTGAAGCCTAACTTCTCTAGGCCCTTCGCCAGTGCGTCTTCGACAGGTGTACTCTCCACCTCGTCTGGAATTTCATTGCCTACAATACCAGGTGGAATAATAGGTGATGGATGCTCGATCTTTGCTGAGGGAAGCGCAGAAGTATGGGGCATTCCAGCTTTCTCTGCCTGCTCCTGAACCTGCTTCTTCCAGTCCAGCTTTCCTGTGGTGACAGTGAACTTGTCTCCTCGTGGGTCGATGATCAGATCCACACCGAACCACTGTTGGCAAGAGCCTGGACCGTTCTCGGTCATCCAGGCTTTGCGGAACATGTGAAGTTGCTGACGGAAGTTACGAGCCTTTCCTTCAGACTCGAACTCGATCCAAAGCTTCCCCTGAGTCGCAAGCGTCCATGCTTGCAACATTTCTTCAGGGAAGTCCGCTACTTTTCTCTTACGTGATGCCATAAACCTACCTCACTTATTCCAGCGTGACCTTATATCCAGTGGAACAAGCGTCATTACCTCAATAATCTCTTGTAGTGACTCGGTAGTAAATGTCCCCTCGAGCACTACAAACTGACTCTCCCTGTTTCCATTAAACTCTACGCTGGCTGAAGGATGTTGCTTCTTCAGCTGTGTGAGTTCGCGGATGCCTGCTTCCAGCTCTGCAGCTTGCTGTTCCTTTTCATCCAACCGCTGCAACATTTCCAAAACGGTTTGTACCTCCTTCATACTGTCTCCGCCTCTGCCGATGGCAGGACCTTGCCCTGCAGCCATGCGTTATAGTGCTCGTCGCACAAACACGGTCCGCCTGCGAATGGGATGCGCACGAGGGGAAACTTGTGGTAAATGCCCTGCGCGCGCGTGAGCTTCGATGCGACGAGGGCGAGATCGTTTTCCTCCATTAAGCCATAAGAGTGCAGTACGCCTTCGACGTTGCACTCGACACAGAAGTCTGTGCGCCAGACTCGAACAGCCGTGGGAGATATGCGCTCCCACAGCCAGTACTTGAATGCGCTGTAATCACGCAGGGGTTTTGTTTCAGTCAAGACTGCCTCCTCCTTCGTTTCAGGTCATTCCAAGCACCAAAGAAAGTTAGACCGTCTTGCCAGCGATCTCTGTATATCGTTGAATAGTAGTACGTGCGACGCACCCAGGCTGCGTAGGCGAAACCCTCGCCGGTTGAGGGGGTACCATGACCGAATTTGGCCCAGTTGTTAGGCCTCTCCATTTGGAAGAGTTCTTCAGCCACTTTTGCAGCCCTCTTTGTGTCGAGCTCCATTGAATAAGTCAGCGAGACATTCTGGACAGATGTCGTTTGGCGCTGTCTTTTTGAGGTATTCCTCTGTCGGCTGTTCTAGCTTGTCGTGTGGTCGCTCCGTCGTGTAGTCGATGCGGTATGCGATTTGGCCTGCAGCGTCTACGTCGAGGGATATGTGCCAGACCTGAGCATCCTTTGGCAAGAGCCCGAATTGCTTGCACATTGTCCTTATGGCGTTGAAGGCGCTTTTACGCTTGCGCTTGTCACCGTCCTGCGTGAGCAGCTGTTTGAATAAGGGAGCTGAGACCACACCGAAGTGGTCGATGGGGAAGATGATGGAGTCGCTTTTGTCAGCCATGGGGATTGTGCTCCAGAAACTCAAATGTGGGACTTAGCAAGTCTTTCGTGCTTACCTCGATGGTGTCGCGAAAGGTGCGCCATTCCTCGTTGCTGAGAACGATACGACCTGAGTTTGCGTGTGTGTAGTCTTTGTCCTTGCCGACAAAGAGCACAGCGTGCGTGTGACCTCCAAGGGTCTCGAAGCGGAAGCGGAAGTTCATTTTGTTTCCCCCAGGTTTGTGAGACGGCGGGCCTTGAGCGCGCGCATCCGCCGAGGGTGTTTTGTTGGGTCGAGTGTTTTCTCCCCTGCACCCGCCATGCGAATCTTGTTCATGTAGCGGGAGAAGTTGTCACGCTGACGTGTGTGGCGGTAGTCAAGGTGCTGGCTCATGTTGGCGTGTCCTTGCCGTAGAGCTTCTCCCAATCTTCTGGCGTGCAGCCGGAGATTAGAAACTCTCTTTCGTCAGCTGTGAGGTGGGGCATGACGTTTTGAATCAGCTCGCCATTACGCCACTGATTGAGTTGCTCGTGCGTGACGTTGATGTCACGAGTGTTAGGATTGCCTGTGACGGGGCTGATCTTCATGATCTTCATACCTCGTCCTCCTCTTGTGCCTTCTGCGCGCACTCTGGTCCGATGCCCAGACGTTTGCTCTCCTCGTCAGTGAGCTCGCGACCGCAGCGGGAGCAATGGACTGCGTTGCGAACGAGGGCGTAATAGCGAGCGTTAGCGGGGTTCGCGCGCGCCGCGATGACCTTTGCACGCGCGATGGATAGATCAAGTGATGTTCGACGGGGCATAAGCACTTACTCCTTATAGGTTTGTGCTTTTTCGAGGATCAAATCAGTCAACCTGAGAATCCAGTCAGAATCAGCTTCTGGCTCGTAATGTTGCGGCCGCTCCTTGTTTGCCACGTAACCGCAGGCAATCATACCAGCCATCCACTCACGCTTGGTCAGGCCAAATTGCGCTGAGTTGTTGGGTGCTTCGGCTGTCGTAATAGGGAAAGCCATGTCTGTGAGGAAATGCTTCATGCTTTACTCCTCCAGCACCTGTCGCTCGTCGTGGATTGCGCCGCAGTCGTGCGTCCACAGAAACGGCTCCTCGAGCTTCATGCGAATGAGTGACGTGCAGCGGAGGCAATACGGCCTGTAGTTCGGGTCCGCAATGGCATTCACTACGACGATCATGTCTTTTGCCTTCAGGCGATCGACTTTGGGCTTGCGCGTGCTTGCGCTTTCGCTTTCTTCAGCCATTTTATTCTTCCTCCTCTAACAGTGTGACGGCGATGATGGCGAGGCCTTTGTAGCTTATGTCCTCAAACATAAGCATGTCTCCACCTCCCTCGAAGCTGAACTCACGCTCAACCCCAGGGCCTACGACTGTGCATCGTAGGCCCTCGATGGATACGCTGTAAAAACAGCGTGACGTTGTGACGCGGACCACAGCCTGGTCATGGTCCGCGTCTTCAAACGTCAGGTGCGCAGTGATGTTCATGGATTCAGGCAGCCTCGGCTGTGACCTTTGGTGTGGGTCTGACAGCCTTTGTCACTTCGCGCAGGATGTTGCTCGTGTGAACGAAGACGAGGGTCTGTGGTACGATGGGCAACATCTGCATCAGGATGTACTTCCCGTACTTCGTGTCTACTTCCCCTCGGTCGTTGTACGTAGGGCCCATGTTCTGATCAGGCCCGATGTTGAGTGCATGTGCGCCGCTTGTCAGAATGAACTCTCTGCTCATGTTAGTTTTCTCCCACACTTGCCGCGATTGCTTGCCGAAGCTCTGCAGCATTCATATGTTTGATCTCTGCGATACAAGCCTGTTCGTGTTCAGGCGACAAAATCCCTCCCGTGTGTCGTAGGGCTTCCAGATACCTGAGCTGCAGGGAGCTCATGTCAGCGAACTCCCTTGAAAAGAACTTCGATCAGTCTGTTCAACATGTCGAACCATAGCTCGTTCTGCTTCGCGGTTTTCTCCAGCTCTTTCACGCGAGCTTCCAGCTCCATGCGCTTGGCTGATTCGCTGGCGTAGGCTTCAGCCTGCCACGTGCGGCCGTTGTGGTGCGCGAGGATGTCAGGCGTGTACCAAGCCTGCGGCGAAGCTTGCGATCCGCTTTGCGCCTGCGTCTGCGCTTCGACTTCCGCCTTGGTTACGCGTTTCGACCTGTCTGCCCAGCGTGGTGCCCGCTTCGTGTACGTCCGCTTGCCCTTCAGCTTCTTGGCTTTAGCCATTGTTCGTGCTCCTCTGCCCGAAAAACCAGTTCCAATTCCCTCTCCCAAACCAGGCATGATACCAGCCCTTGTGGCCCCAGTAATGGGCATGCGGCTGGTCCTGCCCTTCCGCCACGCCACCGAAGACTTGGGTTTCTGGCTTCATACGCTGGCCCTCACGACGAGCGTGATCCAAAGGCCCACGGCGAAGAGGATGATCCCGACGCGGGTGTAGATGTAAGCCTTTTCTTTCTTCTTCATGCTTGCATGGCCTTCTTCAGCTGCATGGCGACGAATGTGGCAGCGTTGCGGTTCTTGTACCTGACGACAGAGACGAGCTTGATAAGCCCAGCTTCTTGCACGACGGCGCGATAGCCGCCTACAGTTGTGGGCAATGCACGAGCGATAAGCGAAGTGTTCATTTTCGTTTCTCCAGTGTTTTGTCTTTTTGGTCCGAACCCGCGCAGCGTATCACACTTTCTTTCCCCCTGTCAATAGATTCTATAATTCTTTTTTCAGGTTCTTATAGCTCTCGTTAGATACCTACAAAAGCCTATAAATACCTAGTCCTATAGTGCCTAAAAAAGCCTAACAAAGCCTGTAGTGCCTATTTTGCATACCCCCCCATCGATCTCTCCCCACCTCGATCCACTCTCCCTTCTCTCTTCTAAAAAAAATAAAAAAAAAAAAGAAGAGCCGTTGTACGCGTTAAGGTGGGGATGATCATAGCGTTATGGGTGTGGGGAGATGGGGGGGTACGAAATAGGCACTATAGGCTTGTTTACGCTTTTTTAGGCACTATAGGCATAGGCTTTTGTAGGCTTTTGCAGGTATCTGAACAAGCCTAAACATTCCTGTAAATCGATCCCATGATATGGCTGAAGGGCTTGGGCAGCGCCCAGCGGTTTCTTCGGGGCAAACGAAAGCCCAGGCCACGGGCACCTGGGCTGACGTTGGGCGGGGCCCGGTGGGCGTTAGGCGGTGGCGGGCGGCGCTTCCGCAGCCTCGGCAGCCGCAGCCGCCTCTGCAGCCTTCTTCGCACGTTCGATTGCCTTTTCGGCGGCGATGGCGGCGAGCGCGGCCTTGATCTTCGGCTTCGCCCGTTCGGCCTTTTTGTCGTCTTCCGACATGGCCGCAACGTAGGCGATGCAACCGTCTTCGCCCTCGAGCGGCTCGCCAGTGACGCGGGAGATGGCCACGGCCAAGTCGTTCACGCGTGGACCGCCACCGGCATTGACGCGCCACGTGCCAGCGTAAAGCTGCGCGATGGTGTCCTTGACATTCGCCTTTGCCATGGCGAGGGGATCGGTCTCTTTCGCCACACCGGCATACGAATCGCCGATCTTCTGGCTCGCCCCGTGGATGGCCAAGCGCCCGGCCATGGTGTTGGGGTCCAACGTCTCCGCGCCGGGCACCTTGGTCAGCTCGAACACCTCGAACGAATCCACGCCCGGTTCGTTATCCTTCGCCGGTTTGTGGTCATCGAACAGGAACAGAACACGGCCCGTGAGCTTGCCTTCGGTGTCGGTTTCGACCTTCTTCGTCGTCATTGTCGTCTCCAGTCATGCCGCCGGAATGGCGGGGTTACGTATGGTCGCTCTACGGGTGGCCGGAGTCAACACAAATTCGTGTCAATACCGGCCACCGATGGAACGTTGCCTACGTCCGCCGTGTGGTCACCGTCGCAACCGCGTAATCTCTTGCCGAGCTCTCTCCCGGTCCGTAGCGGCCGTTTCGATCAATTCCTTGACGATGGTTATGGACATCAACGCGTTGCGGATCGTCAACGTCAAAGCGTGGGACGGGTCCGCCGTCTCCCATCCTTGGAAGTCGTTCACGACAAAGCGTTCGTCGCGGAAGAGCAAGGCTCCATCATCGCCAAGCTTCCATTGACATCCATCACACATCAAGGTCGGGACTTTACCCATTGTCGTCTCCTTCGTTGTAACCCATTGCCGTATCACCTTCGGCCACCATCTCACACGAATCCGCTTCAACCGTCAACATCGTAACTGTTACTGAATCCCCCGTTAACGTTAACGAAGGGGGTCGGCTCCCCCCACAAGGGGCGGGCGGTGGCCTGGTTTTCCCTCCCCGCGCGGCAGTTTTCCATTTTCCATACATTATAGCATCTTCACCCACAATCACTCTATAATCCTTAACCCGCAAGACAGCGAACTGACGAAGGGAAATTATAGATTTTATAAGAAGATAAAGGCTATAATCCGCACGACCCCCATTGCGGGAGAAGGCCGCCTTGCGTAAGATCGCGCGCACGGGGCGCCGCCGGACGCCTGGAGGATAGACTGATGAGCGCCATCGACCTTGTGAAGACCATAGCGGCCGGCGGGACTGTCGACGGGGCCACGCTTTTAGTCGTCAAAGAGGGGCAGATTCGCCACCTGCGGCGGTTCGTGCTGCGGCGGACGGCCGGAACGATCAGGGTCTTCGCGAGCCTGGACGGGACGAACTACCCGACGGCGCCCCTTGTGCTGAGCCTCGAGCCCGCCGTCGACGCCTCAGACAACGTGACAGAGGTGCAAGGAACGTTCGTCGCAACCGCCAGCGCGAACAGGCTCTATTACTTCTTCGGGCAGTATAGAGCGTTGAAGTTCGTGCAGAAGGGCGCGACGGCGGCGGGGTTCGAGCTCTACGGAAGCATGGATTAGCGCGGCCGTCTGGCCGTGCAACAGATATGCAGACTGAACCACAATACACTTATTATGAGGATATAGAGATGCACGATAATTTGCTCGACACGACGCCGACGCTCGACACAAGCCCGACGTTTCAGCCAACACCAGCGCAGGCGGAAGTCCAGGCGCTTAATGCGGATGCGGAGAAGAGCCAGGCGGAGTTGCAGGGGCTGGAAAGCACCACGGGCTTCGCCGGCTACGTAGGGCATCCCCCCGTTGTTAAGGTGGAGAAAAGCCACCAAGCGATTTACGAGGAAATGTGGGGGAAAGAGGAATACCGCCAGGTCGCGCCGGGAGAAACCTGCGCTACGATGTTCATGGACGTCGTGAGGCCCCGCGAAGGAGCGCAAGTAATCGACTTCGGCACAGGGACTGGGCGAGGCGCTGTGATGCTCGCGGCACTCGGTGGGCTTAAGGTGAAGATGCTGGACTTCGCCTCGAACTGCCTGGATGACTTTGTGCGAGAGGCGCTGAAGACTCAGCCGCTTTTGAGCTTTGAAACCTGCAACCTCATTAAGCCGATCCCCCACCACGCTGAGTACGGCTATTGCACGGATGTGATGGAGCACATTCCTCCTGAGTGGGTCACCACCGTATTAGTTAACATCTTACACTCCGCGCAGCACGTGTTCTTCCAGATCTCGTGTGAAGAAGACCAGTGTGGGAAGTTGATAGGGGAGAAACTCCATCTCACAGTTCAGCCCTACGCGTGGTGGGTGGAGAGGCTGCAGAAGTGCGGTGCGAGGATTACATGGTCAAGGGACTTTGGCACGCACTGCATGATCTTCTGCACTGCCTGGGATACAGGGAAGAAAGTGCAGGAGCAGCCGTTTGAACTGACGGAGACGATGGAGCAGATCAGGAAGAATGTTGAGGTGAATCTACAGGGTCCGTGGACGGACATCGGCCCGCACCAGACGAATGATACGGAAGTGCTGATCCTCGGCGGCGGGCCAAGCCTCAAGGACTCGAAGGACGAGATTCGTCAGCTCATTGGCGCGGGGTGTAAGGTCGTCACGCTGAATGGTGCAGGCAACTGGCTTCGCGAATGGATGCCCAACACGCCTGTGAATCAGTTCCTCGTCGATGCGCGGGAGTTCAACAAGCGGTTTGTTGAGCCGATTAGCGAGAATAACCTTTACTTCTGCGCTTCGCAGGTTCATCCAAGTGTGCTGGAAAATCTGCCGAAGAATCGGACCTTTCTGTTCCATGTTGCGGTTAAGAGTATTGAGGATCTTCTACACAAGCATCGGGGCTTGTACTTCGATGCGAGTGGTGGAAGTACAGTACTTCTGCGTGCGATTTGCGTGCTGACAATGATGGGATTTAGGAAGTTCCACCTCATTGGGTGTGATTCATGCCTCCTGCCGGCAGAAGTAGAAGCTACTGTTCATGGTATGACTGACGAACATCATGCATATCTCCAGCCGGAGAATGACAACGCTCCTGTGATTCCTGTAACCGTTCGGGGGAAGGTATTCAAGTGCCATCCCTGGATGATTTCGCAGGCACAGGAGTTTATGGACCTCATTCGCCTCTACGGTCACGTCATCGAGCTGGATGTCAAGGGGCCTGGTCTCCTTGCAGCCATCCTCGAAGCCGGGGCTGAAGCGGCGGATGAGGAGATCATGACTCTCGCTTAGGAGAAACCCAAATGGCCGCTGGCCCTTGGAAAATCTATGCCAAAGCCAAGAAATATATTGGCAACGGCACCATCACCCTTGGTGCCGGCGTGTTCAAGATGCAGCTGCATCGAGCATCCGCTTCAGCTGCAATTCTTGTCCTCTCCACCCGAAGCACTAACACTTCGATCCCAGGTGAGATTTCAGCTACCGGCGGATATGCTGCCGGCGGTCGAAATCTTGTCCCAGCTACTGCGCAGTGGACGGTTGGTGCCTCTGCGAAGCAGTACAAGTTCACGTACACCACGGCCGGACTTGTGTTTACGGGATCGGGCGCCAGCTTGAACAACATCAAGTACGCGCTTATCCGGAACTCGACCGGTGCTGGTGCGGGCAAGGTGCTGTGCTTCTGCAGCCTTTCGACGGCAGCGTTTACGGTTGCGTCGGGCAACACGCTGACGGTTGGTCCGGCGACGACTGGCGTATTTACGCTGGCGTGAGAAAGGAAAATCCAGCGGGGGTGGCCGTCGCCCCCAGCCTGGAGAAAGTATGATCCTCGTCCCCAAGCGCAATCTCTATCTTCCTCGCAGGTTCCGACAGCGTGGGGGATGGAACATCTCGATGACTCGCGACCCTGCGCAAGCAGGTGGTGGGGGCGCGGTTGCTTTTGTACCAGACGCAAACTACGGAGCATCTGGTACGTTTAGCAATGGACAGATCGTAACGATCACCTCAGCTTTAAACGCCTTTGACGTAAAGCCGAATGGCGTTAAGCCTGCCTGGTATTGGGATGTAGGAAGGACCGGATCGACTTCGCTCGATCCGCTAAGCCGTAATACGTCTTGGCAGACTAACACTGGTAACGGCCCGCAGTTTGGGTCGATACAAACTGATGTGTTAGCTACAAACTCTGTAGCTAACTATCGAGTCACCGCGCCAAACGCAGGACAGGCTGCTGTCATCGATGGTATGCCGCTGACCTTTACGGACATGTATCTGTTCGCGAAGTGGCGGACGGACTTCAACTACGTAGAGGCGAATGCGTCCGATGGGCTTTCGTGGAACCTGAAAGGTTGGCGAGTCTGGGGTGGTGGTGTCGGTGGTTCCGGACACGACCTCAAGACTGGATACGGCGATTTAGAGGCCGGTCAAAACAACGACAATCCAGTTCTTTTCTACGAGTTTACGGATGGAGGCTCCAACCATGATGGCTGGGGGATGGGCCTCCCCAAGAACGTGTGGTTGACGCAGGAATACCACCTGTTTCAAGGCACGGTTAACGGGAACAATACCAGTACGAAAGTGTACGAGCAAGGGCAACTTGTCACGACATACACGGGGGCAGGGCGTACATCAGGCTGGCCGGACGCATTCGATCAGCTTTTCGCGCATCAGTTTGAAGGCTTGGACGGAACCTCGTCCATGCACTTGTACTACGATTGCATCTACGTAGACGACTCCTTGTCCAGAGTTATGGTGTCAGATGCTCCTACGTGGAGCACCGCCTCAACTCGCGCGCTTGAGATTCAGATCCCGACCGCATGGGCAACCAATGCCATTTCATTCTACGTCAGGCAGGGCGCACTTCCCTCATTTACAGGGAAGTATCTCTACGTGATTAAGAACAACGGTTCCGACCTGCGTATTGGGCAGTTTGTGGCTGCATAACATGGCATCAGATAATTTTGAAGCCGGCAGTAGCCAGAACCTCGAAGCATACAACCCGCTGTGGAATGTTGGTACGACGGGGGACTTTCAGACCAATGCATCGCAGTGTTATGTCAACACTAGCAATGACGTTTGCGCTTGGTACAGCGGCACGTTCAATGCGACGCAGTATTCTGAAATCGAGATCGTTGTCCTCGGCAGCTCGTACGTTGGACCCGCTGTTCGTTGCAGTGGAAGCAACACGGGTTATATTATTGAGCTGAATGATACGGAAACGTATCTTGCCAAGCTGACGAGCGGGTCTTTCAGCACACTTGCGCAGGTAACAAACTCTACAGTCACGTGGGCGGTAGGAGATGTTTGTCGCCTGGAAGTGACTGGCACTAACCTGCGTGTGTACCGTAAGGCTAGTGGGTCTGGCACGTATACGTTGATCAGCGCGCTTAACGCAAGCGATGCGACGTATTCAAGCGGCAACCCGGGTATCTCTGGGTTTGGCAATGACACCACCCGGATGGATAACTGGAGTGGTGGAGACCTTTCGTCGGGCCTGACAATCACGCCAGCAGTTGGCACACTGGCACTGCAGGGCTATGCGCCGACAGTCCAACTGCGCGTCATCAAGCCACTAACAGGGGCGTTGGTAATTGCTGGCGCAGCACCGCAGCTTACCCAGCAGTTCAATAGAACGCCTGCTGCTGGCTCGCTCGCGTTCTCTGGTCAAGCGCCACAGGTGCAGATCACTGGCACTGTGCGACCGAACACAGGCGCATTAGCCCTTGTCGGTCAGACGCCTGTTGTCATGCTCGCGCATGTGCGAATCCCTGGAACGGGATCGCTGAGCATTACAGGACTGACGCCGCAGATTCAGTCTCCTGCTACGATTCGGCCGCCGACTGGCTCGCTGACGATAACGGGCGCAGTTGCAGTTCAGACTCTCACTGTCCAGGCTCCGCAGACAGGAAGTGTTGCGCTTGCAGGTTCCGCGCCTGTTGTTACCCAGCAGTTTATCAAGACGCCGACCAGCGCCTCGCTAACGCTGCAGGGCTACGCACCGTCTGTTCGTCAGGGGTTTGTCATTCGCCCCTCGGCAGGAAGCCTGACGATTACTGGAAATGCGCCGCAGATGCCTGGCGGAATTATCATCCGCCCAGCAACAGGTGCGTTAACCACGACAGGCCAGACACCCTTTGTGCAGGGCGTGCTGTTTATTCGGCCGGGTACGGCAACGCTGGGATTGACAGGCGCAGCGCCAATTATCTCTGGCGTAAACGTCACGCGACCAGCGGCAGCGAGCCTTGCACTTACAGGCATCGCGCCTGTCGTTCGTCGAGGCGTGATTATTCAGCCTGCGAGTGGAACGCTGGGGCTAACTGGCGTAGCGCCGAGCGTCCGTGTCCCGATCATCATTCAGCCACCTACAGGCGAGCTCGTATTCTCTGGTCAGTTGGCTGTCGGCGGCGGGACTGGTGGTGGCGATGGTACAGATGGTGGAAGTGGGCTAGTTGTTCGACAGGCTGCACGACGGTCCTTGCGTCGCCCTGTTAGAAATCCTTTGAGGTACTATCGTGGCTGAGATTCAGCGAGTTTCCCATACGCACAACTCGATCATGGACTACATGCTGGCGAATCCAGGTGTGTCGCTTGGAGAGATTGCAAAGGCCTTTAACTACACGCAGGGCTGGTTGAGTCAGATCATCCATAGTGACGCGTTTCAGGCGATGCTGCGGGATAAACAGGGTGTGATTTTTCACAACACTGTGATGCCGATCAGGGAAAAGATGCTTGGTGTCGCGTCGCTTGCGCTGGATCGGATGATCGAGAAGGTTCAGGTTGAAGGTGATCTTAGCACACTGTCGAAGACAGCCGAAGGTGTGCTGGATAGACTTGGGTTCGGTTCAAAGGGTGGAAACACCTTCATCATGAACCAGACAAACAACACGCAGGTGAACACGCTGCGAAGTGAGTTGGATGAGGCCAAGGCACTGCTGGGCCGAGCAGAGCGCCCTCAAATCGGAGTCACGATAGATGAGAGCGGAAAGCAGCCAGCGCTACCAGCACCGAGTCAGACCGACTTGGGTCAGGAGTATCTTGCCAAAGGAACTCCCCTTCAAGCCACTGGAAGCGAAGGGACACCTGCAGAAGAAGGGGATCAAGCATGAGCGACAGGTCGCTGAGTACCTCACTGAGCTCTACGAGCTTTCATACTTCGCGGGGATGTGGTTTGCTTATGGGGATGGATCCAGCGGGACAAGATACTGTCAGCTTGACGGTCTTCTTGCAGATCACAAAAGACGCAACCTTGTGGTTGTTGAATGCAAGCTCCGACATACGCCAGAGGCTTACTGGCAAACGGAAAATCTGTACTTGCCGGTCGTGCGAGCTTGGCTCACTGACCAAAGATTCTGGTCGCTCAGTGTCTGCGAAATTGTCCGCTGGTGCGACCCGCACACGTCGTTCCCGACTCAGTGCAATTTCATTGAGAACCTGGATTTAGTAAGAGAGGATAGATTCAATGTTCACATCCTTCCGAAGCATTGGTAAGGTTTTATGGCCACTCCTACTGATCTCTACAGCTTTCGCAGCTCAGACGATGAGCTACAGCATCACGAAACCGACGGGCTACGAGGATGGAACAGCCTTTGGGACAGAACAACTCGTCTACATCGTCTACAGTGTGAGCGACGACAAGCAATTGTTCAGTACCTTCAATCTTGCGGGAATGAGGACCGACATTCCCGATGGCGTGACTTGTATCTATGCGAGAGCTGGAGTGTACGATCTGACGAACAACAGGGTCCTGATCGGTCCAGATGGAAAGAGTACGTTGAGCGACAAGAGTCCAAGCAGCTGCAAGGCAACACCGCCACCGCCGCCAAGCGCTACAAAACGTGTCGCCGTTCCTGGGATTAAATGGAACTAAGATGAACGCAGTCGTCGCCGCGCCAGATAGAATGGTCCTTTCCCGTGCAGAGGTACTGAAACTCTGCGCGGTGGACGACCTTTTCTACTGCCGGCAGATGTTTCCAAAAACTTTCAGGCAAAAAAGTCCGGAGTGGCATCGTGACTACTGGTATCACTTCAACAATCCGGAAAGAGACTTCTTTGGCGCGGAAGTGTTTAGAGGAGGCGCTAAGACGACCCTCACACGAGCTGGTCTCTCCAAGCGAATCGGGTTCGGGCTCACGCGCAACACACTCGCAGTTGCGATCAATGAGACGATGGCTTCGCATACGGTTAGATGGATCAAGCGACAGGTCGAAGCCAGAACCTACTGGGCCGAACTCTTCGATATCAGGAAAGGTGATAAGTGGACAGATACCTGGATCGAAGTGATCAATGCAGCGTACGACATAAAGATCAACATTGTCGCGCTGGGTATGACCTCGGGTATTCGAGGTTTGAACTTCGATGACTGGCGGCCAGACTTTATAATCGCTGACGACATTAGTAATGAGGAAACTTGCGGCACGCCTGAACAGCTAGAGAAACAGGAAACGACATTCTTCGGAACCATTGTCCCTGCGATGGCTGCGAAGAGTGAAGCTCCAGGCCGAAAACTTGTGTTGCTGCAAACCGGGCTGCACAAGGATGACATTATCAACAAGGCGCACAAAGATCCTACCTTCTTCACGGTGAAATATCCGAAGCTGGTATATGATAAGATCACGGGTGCGCCGCTAAGCGCGTGGGAAGAAAGGTACCCGCTAGAAGAGGTTTTGGCTGAACGTGAAAACTACATCCGACGAAGACAGTATCACATCTGGCTCAGGGAGTATGGGTGTAAAATCATCTCGAAAGAGACGAGCGCGTTCGACGCAGGCTGGCTCAGGTACTGGACCTCTTTACCTGTCGATCTCGAATACTGGGTCGGTCTCGATCCTGCGTCAGATTCCAAAAGGAAGCAGGCTCATAAGACGGCAATTGTCGTTTGGGGGTTCCACCGTCGAACTGGTGACATATACCTAATCGAGTACTTTGCGGATCGTGGAAAGAATCCTGAGGAAATGTGGAACTGGATCTATCGTATCAAGCGCACGTATCGCCCACGCGAGTTTGCTGTAGAAACAGTCGCCTTCCAAAAGATGCTCGCCTGGTACTTCAAAACGAAGATGCAGGAGAACAACTTCTACTTCACGATTCGAGAGTTCAATGACAAGCGCTCGAAGCCTGACCGCATTCGTCAGGCGTATACGGACCTCGCCTCAAACGGCAAGATCTGGGTGCATGAGAATCACACTGAGTTTGTGACTGGATTCACAGATTATCAGGACAACGTTGATTGGGACTTGGGTGACGCTGGAGCGATGGGGATTTGTGCGATGAATCCCTGGATGTTTGTACCAACAGATGGCACTGATCCCGAAGCAGCTGCTGACGACATGATCGCGCAGGAAGAAGCTGCGATCCCTGACCTCGTATTTACAGAAGGTGCGCCATAATGGCTCGCAGGAATTTGAATCTCTACGGTGGCAGCAAGCTCAACGATGCGGAGGACTTGGAACTTCGGCAAAACGTTGAAGATAATTTCGGTGACCTCTACTGCAGCGATCGGAACTATGCAGATGAGCTGACTGCTGCGAAAAACGGTGTGACGAAAGGGATGTTGTATCACACGAATGGCGCAGTAAAAGTTCGATATCAGGATATTCCTGTGCCGGATGTTGGACGCTTGTCGCTGACTGGCTATTCTCCAACAGTCGTCCAAGTCATGATTCGTAGACCTGCTGTCGCGGCTCTTGCGCTAACAGGACAGACGCCCATTGTACGTCAGGCGCATAATGTTACGCCAGGCACTGGTTCGCTTGGCCTTACGGGCGCAGCCCCTGCGGTGAGCTAAACATGCTAAGCGTCAAAGTGCCACAGGCACTGCAGGACAAGATCAAAAACATGATCTGCGAACGGAAGAGGTTCTCAGATCAGAAGATGAAGCAGTTTCATAAGCAGTGGGACGATGCCGACGATTCGATGCGCGCTTATATTAAGGAGCGCGATACGGATAAGAAGCGTAAGGACAAAAAGCGCTATGACGGAGAGGTAGACTACGTAACGCTCGAAGTCCCTTATACCTATGCAATTGCGATGACAGCGCATACGTATTTCTCGTCCGTGTTGCTGGGACGTACCCCAGTGTTCCAGTTCACTGGCCGTCATGGCGAGAGCCAAGACAGCATCATGGCAGTGGAGGCTGTATGTGATTATCAGCTGAAAAATGGCTACATGATGCCGGTGTTGTATAATCTGCTGTTCGACCTCGCCAAGTATTCGTTGGGAATTGGCGGAATTTACTGGGATAGCGAGCAGATCGTTGTCTCGAAGTATCAGAATCAGCCAACTGTTGTTGGGGGAGTACAGTTTGCTGGCTCGACTCCTGTCATGACACAGGAGATTGTACAGGGGTATGAAGGAAATAGGATCTACAACGTTAGACCTTACGACTTCTATCCTGATCCGCGCGTGCCACTGTGGAAGTTCCAAGACGGTGAGTTCTGCATCAGAGAGACGAGTGAGGGCTACTATGACATCATCGCGATGGAACACCAGTATCCCGGATACTATCTCAACATTAATAAGCTGCCCGAAATGGCGGCCAGAAAATCTGGAAATGCTTTTACAGTTGGATCCTCACGTGTTGAGCTACCCACACAGCCCGGTGAGGGAAATGCTCCAGGACCTGGATTCTTCAAGGTTACTGACGCCTATGTTAAGCTCATTCCCTCCATGTGGGGACTCAGCGACTCGAAGCGTGTAGAGATCTGGTGTTTTCAGTTGGTGGAAGATGAACTCCTTATCTCCGCAAAGCCGCTCGGCCTCTATCACAACAAGTTCCCGTTCTTCCTCATGGAAGGGAACTTCGGTTCAGATGAGTTTGCCAAGTACGGCATGGTCGAGGTCATCCGACCCCTCACAGACATCCTTACATGGCTGGTCAACTCGCATTTCTATAATGTGCGAAGGGTCCTCAATAATCAACTTGTGTTCGATCCTTCGCGTGTCACTGTTAAGGATCTCACAAAGTCCGGTCAACGGCTTATTCGACTTAAACCTGCCGCGTATGGGACGGACCCGCGCCTTGCAATTCATCAGCTTCAGATGTACGACGCCACGCAAAACAACCTGCGAGACGCGCAATACATCGAGCAGATGATCCAGCGCACCTCCGCTGTCGTTGATCAGGTGATGGGCATTGTCGACCAGGGTGGGAGAAGGAGTGCAACTGAAGCGCGCATCGGTGCGAATGGATCTGTGTCTCGCTTGCGTACGCCAATCGAGTATAACTCTTATCTCGGCATGGACCCGCTCGCGAACATGATGATCGCTAACACACAGCAGCTGATGTCCCAGCAGAGAAAGTATCGTGTCGCAGGGAACACCTTGCAGAACGCGCAAAACTTCCTCATGGCGACACCAGACATCATCGCAGGGAACTACGATTTTGTGCCTGTTGATGGGACGCAGCCAATCGATCGACTTGCTCAAGCAAACTTCTGGAAAGAATTACTTGTACAAATCGCTCGCGTTCCCCAAGTTGCTATGCAGCTCGACATCGTAGGCATGATCGGCCACACGATGCAGCTGCAGGGCGAACGTAACTTCGACAGATTCAGGATTCAGGTCATGCCGCCTGGTGCCGGCCCGTCTCCTGGTATGGTTCCACTACCACAAGGAGCTCAGAATGTCGTTCCAGGACCAGGTCGTATCCCCCAAGCCTCAGGAGTCGGGGGTCACCCTAAGGGAACTGCAGGAGGAACTGTCTAATCTTAGACGGTTAAACGCAAGTGCTGAATTCCAGGTCTACCTTGCCTACCTCGACACCCAATGCGAACTACGGAAGCAGCAGGTCTTCCTTACGCCGCTTACCGCCATGGACGAGGTTTTGGGTCAAGAGTACTTTAAAGGTGAGATCGCTGGGTTGCACCATGCGAGACATATTGTTGAGACTCGAATCGCTGATTTGCAAGATCAAATCCAAGCTGCATTGAAGGAGACTGAAAATGAAGATTCTGAAGTTCAAGCTGATGGAAGCAACACCGGGGACGGGAGGCTCGACCTCGACGCCTTCGACGCCGACGCCTTCAAGCGCCCCTAGCACTCCGGCGCCTGCTTCTTCGAGCACTGAATCGTCTTCGGGCGATTTTGATTTCGCGGCACTTGCGCTGGATACGGGGGACGGAGGCGAACAGGCCACACCACCCACCCCCGCTGTCAGTATCCAGCCAAGTGCCCCTTCGTCTGGAGCGGCGGCGCCGACAACCCCCGTGGCTACTCCTGCAACGCCGGCGTCTCCCTCGCCCGCGCCTGCAGCCCCCGCTACGCCGGCCCCGGCTGCCGCCGCTCCAACCCCAGCTGCGCCCCCCGCAGCACCACAAGGGCAGTCACAGGGTCAACCTCCTGTAGCTGCGCCTCAGCCGCAAAATCCGACCGACCAGCCGGGTGCAAACCTGACACCGGAGGCGATTGCGCAAGCCTTTGAGAACCACAGGAAGCAATTTCTGCCGCAACTGCAGCAGATGTATACGATTCCTGAGGCCGAGGTTGAGGAACTCAGGACCGCTCCTGAAACAGCACTCCCCAAACTTGCTGCGAAGCTGCACTATGAGATCCAGCTGTCCACGTTTCAGTCGCTCGTTCAGCAGTTACCTCAGCTCTTGAGTCCTATTCTGGAACAGAGAGCGCAGGTTGATAAGCTGACGAGTGAATTCAGGACAATGTGGCCAGCGTTGCACGAAAAGCCTGAGTATGAAGCTGCTGCTGAGCAGGCGATCAGATCAGTCCGTGCGGTGAACCCGAAGCTGCCGATGAAGGAAGTACTGAAGCAGGCAGGTGTGTTGGCGTTGATTTCGCTTGGATTGCCAGTAACGGCACCAGGTGGAAGTACACAGTCAACTGCGCCAGCGGCGCCTATACCTCCGACTCCTGCAGCCCCTCCGGCACCGCCGATTGCACGACCGCCTGGCATTGGTGCTTCGTCCTCTCCGCTTTTGCCGCCTGGTGGTGGCGATGAGGGCAACATCTGGGCTCAAATGGCAGAGGAGCACTTGCGAGGGGGCTAAACTCCCTTTAAAAGGTTTTTGCATTCATGGCTGATAATAACGGTTATTTTGCTGGTCTGCGGGGGACCGGGTCGTACGGTACAGACGAACGCCCGAAGAACTTCCGCGAGATGATTCTCTGGATGAGCCCGAACGGTAACGCGCCGCTCTTTGCGCTTACCTCGAAGGCGAAGACGGAGAAGGTGGATGATCCTGAGTTCAACTGGTGGGAAGAAGTTCAGAATATCTGTCGCGTTCGCATCAACAACGGAGGCGGCTACAACAACGCAGCTGTCACCCTGACGATCGACAGCGGTGGGCGTGAGCTGATTCCTGGCGATATCCTTCTCTACGAAAAGCCGACGGAGACTGAGGCGTACGATAACGAGCTGCTGCGCGTCACCAGCGTCACGAGCGACACGGTAATTGTCGTGACTCGTGGCGTTGCTGGCACGACGGCAGACGTACTCGCGGACGACGCCTACCTCCTGCGAGTCGGTAACGCGCAGTCGGAAGGCAACCTGTCGATCTCGACCTCTTCCACGAACCCGGTCAAGTACAACAACTTCTGCCAGATCTTCAAGACTCCTTACACAATCACCAAGTCGGATCTGGAGACGAAGAAGCGCACTGGCGATCCTCGGAAGAATGAGCAGAAGCGCAAGACCTTCCAGCATGCTGAGAAGATCGAGCAGGCTCTGTTCTGGGGCAAGAAGTACGAGACCACGGACCCGACGAACAACAACCTGCCCCTGCGGTACACCATGGGCCTGCGATCGTTCATTCAGTCGCATGTCAAGGTGTTTTCGGCTGACCCGACGGAAGATGATTTCCTCAATGCTGTCTATCCCGTGTTCGACTACGAGGCGGGTGAGGCTGGCAACGAGCGACTTGTCTTCTGCGGTAACGGTGCGCTGAACTGGCTGAACCTGCTTCGCAAGAACAACGCCAACACGTACATCCAGTACAACGGCGACATCAAGTTCTTCGGCATGGATCTGCAGAAGTGGACCATCCCGCAGGGTACGCTGTACCTGAAGTCTCACCCGTTGCTGAACGTGCATCCGGTTTTCCAGAACTCGATGTTCGTCATCAATGCGGCAGGCATCAAGTACCGTCCGCTCGGTGGCCGCGACACGAAGTTGGAAAAGGATATTCAGCCGAATGACGCGGACTACATCAAGGACCAGTGGCTGACGGAGTGTGGGTTCGAGTTCCATTTCGAACGCACCTTCGCCTACATCGGTGGGTTCAAGAACTTCTAAAGGAGTTCTGCGATGGCTCTAGGCGATCTGACCTGGGACGAAACTGACCGCGCGTGGGGTGATGCGAGTGCGATTTATTCTGAATCGCGCCCTGTCGCTATCATAGGCGATCGGTTCTACCAGTTCGATGCCGGAGTCAACTTCGCGGTCGGTCCGGTTGAGGTAACACTCGGCCGGACCGGCCTGACTATTGTAGGGCAGGATCGTTTTGGTCAGTGGATGGTTGATCCGGGAGTAGAGAAACTAGTCACAGGTATGTGGCCTGTATTTCGTGCACCTGCGGGAACAGTTGTTCAGATTTGGGTTGGTGCGCAAGAGTCGACTGAAGACCCGATCACGTGGGAAGGGCCTAGAGATTTTCGTGTAGGTATTGATAAGTTTCAAGACTTTCTCGTTTCTGGCACTCACATCGCAGTTCGTTTTACTTCTATGGGACAGCCACCATGGGAACTGCTTAGCTACGACTTAGACATCGAGCCAGTCGGAGAGAGATAATTATGGATTGGTGGCAGGTGCTTACTCAGGGGATGTCGCGCGAACAAGTTAAAGGAGCCATAATGATGAGCTGGAGACTGATAATCCTATCACAAGCCTTGTGGATTTGGGGATTTTTAGAACCCATTGGTCTGCCACAACCCTTCGCGCGGGTGGGTACTGTGGTTGCGCTGCAGACAGACGTGAAGTCTATTGTAGATGGATTGCAGGCGGATCGCATTGATAGGCTGGAAGCAGACATCTTCTCTGCTCGGCGACAGCAGTGCGAAGCGATTAAGATCGGGACAGAAGAGCAAAAGCGACAGTATGGTGATCGACTGAACGAGTTGATCAACAAGTATCGCAGAATTACTCAAACGTATCCACGCGTACCTGGATGCGACGAGGTATAAGATGGACCTCGATGTACGGCTGAGTAAGAATTTCAAGCTACGAGAGTTTCTCGTTAGTCAAGAAGCTACACGTAAGGGTATGGTTGTTGTGCCTAGCGAAGCGGAGCTTGAAAATCTTCGTCGGCTGTGCGTCGAGGTTCTTCAGCCAGTAAGAGACTTGTATGGAAGGATGCAGATTACATCTGGCTTACGTCCAACCTGGCTGAACAATATGGTAGGTGGAAGTCAGAGTTCTGCTCATATCTACGGCTGCGCTGCTGATGTAGAGTTTCTGGACTTCGACAACAGCTATGTGTTTGGACACTTGCATGATTTTACTGGACATAACTTGCCAGTTGATCAGATCATTGCTGAATTTTTGCCAGAAGGCTGGATTCACTTCGGTATCGCTCGCGTAGGCGCACATCCGCGCGGGCAGTACCTCAGAGCCAAACATGGGTCTAATGGGAAGACAGAATATGAATTTGCTTGACATCCTGACGGTAGGGTCAAAGATACTGGATCGTGTACTGCCTGATCCTGCAGCTAGGATCGCTGCCCAGCAGAAGTTGATGGAACTGCAGCAGAATGGAGAGCTGGCGGAGTTGAATGCTGAATTGCAAACTCGCCTGGGTCAGATCGAAGTGAACAAGATCGAGGCTTCGAGCGAAAGTATCTTCAAAGCAGGCTGGCGGCCGTTCATCGGCTGGGTTTGTGGGTTTGCTTTGGCCTACGAGTTTATCGTTCGCGTCATCGCAGGGTATATTTTTGGCAATTGGCTTGGTTGGATGGAACCTCCACAGTTGGACATGGGAGACCTGATGACGATCCTTGGTGGTATCCTTGGACTTGGCAGTCTCAGGACTTATGAGAAGAAAACTGGTGTTCATAAAAAATAGCATTTTCGTACGGTATAATGCTATAATCCTGGAGACCATCCATGACTAACAAGGAAATGTTCGATCTGATCATGCAGCGGTTTGGCAATCGTTCGTCCACTACGCTGCGTGCGACTGTCGTCAAAGAGCTGAACGAGAAAATTCGTCAGCACGAACAAGGCGACATCCTTCCCTGGTTTATGGAAGATATCTGGATAACGTCTACAGCAGCAAATGTAGACTATTTGGATTTACCTTCTGACTACATTCGTGATGATGATGAGGGATATCCGGAGTTCAGCTTCACAAGTGGTTACAAAAGAGCTGTGAAGGACGGCTATAACAACCTTCGCGCAACGTATGCAAATGCGACTGCTGCTGTTCCTGAAGGATTTGCGATTTACGGAGAAAAAGTCTATCTCGGGCCAACGCCTGATGCTAGTTATACCTTTCGTTTGCCCTATTTTAAGCGAACGGGAGAAGTCGCTGACACAACTTCAACAATCACGAATAAATGGTTGCTGAATTTCTTCAATTTCATCACCCTTTCGACGATAGATTTGGTGGCCAGAACACATACTCGAGACCAGAAGCTCATAGATATGGTTTCAGTACCACTTAAAGATGCTTATGGCTTGATGTGGAAGGCGATTGAAGGACGCCTTCACGCTGGTCGTGAGTACTTGCTCGATAATGAGGAGAATTAGCCGTGGGATTGGAAACAGCAAATACAATCAACGAGCTAGTTGAAACCTGGCCGCTGCAAACTGACAAAATTCGTCAGGGTGCTGGTCACATTCGCAACTTGAAAAAGTCGATCAAGACGACGTTGCCGAATCTGACTGCTCCGATGACCAAAACGGCTGCAGCGCTTAACCAGCTCCCTGACAACTTCGCCGCTTTTTTGATAGAACTGCAAAATCACCTTGAAAAAAAGGGAACTATCAAGGCGTGGGACATTCTCAACCAGCCAATTCCTGCTGGATGGGTATTATGTGATGGACAAGTCGTAGCAGGGTACGGAACTGTGCCAGATATGCGGGATAGGTTCGTGCTTATGGCAGGAGCCAGCTATCCCTATGGTGGAACGGGGGGTAGTTTGTCGAAAACGACGACTCCTGGAGGTGCGCACACGCCCGCGATCCAAAGCCACGCACTGACGGCAGCTGAAAACGGACCTCACATCCATACAGGTATTACGGTTCAGGGATCTGGAGACGATAACGGATTTCCTGGTCCTTTGGTTCTCACACAGCAGTTTGTTCCGCAGGGGAACAGTTTTCTGTCTGGTGCCTTTACGGAAAGTTCTGGTTCTGGCACTCCACACACGCACGGAGCAGATGCAGTTCCGGATCACCAACATACAGTGTCTGACGTTCGTCCACCATACTACGCTGCGGCCTTTATCGTAAAGGTCGTAGACTTTGTGATGCCATAATGGCTCGCTTAACCGTCTCGAAGTTCGGTATTCCAGGCTTCGTTAAAGACGTAGCTGAGTACGCTATTGCGCCACAAGCGTTTAATGAGGTTAGAAACTGTCGTTTCAACTCCTCTGGTGCAAAT